GAACTTTATGTAAGACACCATGAATTTAAGAAAGACTACAAGATAATAACAGATTCCAGAGGATATTTGGAGTGTCATTAAAGAAAATAGCTAAAATAAGACTCCTCAGATACCTCTGTAAGGCTCTATGATGGGCTTTTTCAGGTTTTTAGATTATTGGGCGGTGAACTATCGTTTTATATTCTAAAGTGGCTTATATAGAGCTATAAATAAGCAAAAATGAGGTTATTTTAGTTATATTTTAGATAAGGAGTAATTATGATGGCATCGAGAAGTAATAAACAAGGGGTGCTTCGGGACTATCAAAAGTATCTTATATCACTTGTTGATGATAAAAAAGGCACATTTTGGAATAATTATAGCTTTCTTATGGGGCTTTTGAATGATATTTCGTATGTATACAACATTGAAATGGACAAAAATCGTGCCGAAGACGGTATTCAACTGAGATATGAGTACGATTATGAGTATGGAGAGATTGATTTACCAGTCTCTGAGGTGCTTTGTGACACCCCTTGCAGCGTTTTAGAGATGCTTGTTGCTCTTTCTCTTCGTTGTTATGATGAGTTTTTAAGCGGTTTTGACGAAAAAACAGCCTCACCTAATAGGGTTTTTCGCGATATGATAGCCAATTTAGGTCTAATAGAGCAGACAAATAGCGCTTTTTCTTTTGATATTTGCTCTAAAAAAGTGCATATTTTCCTGTATAGAGAGTATGAAAAAGACGGTTTTGGGAACATTTTTAGGGTAAATCCAAGCGATTTGGACTGTAGAAAGACCGAAATTTGGTGGCAAATGATGCGATATGTGGACGGATATTTCTAATTTTTGGGTTGAATTGGTAAAAATGTGTAAAAAACTTGTAAAAAAATATGTAAAAAACTTGTAAAAAATTTAAAAAAGTTACATTTTTTACATAAAAATTACAAAAAATTACAAAATTTGGGTTAATTTTGATGAAAAATTCGTGATTTTTTGGGTCAATTTTCAAGTGAAAAATGGTAAAAATTGGGTCAAAAATGGTCAATTTTGGTCAATTTTATGTAAAAAACTTGTAATTTTGTAATTTTTTTTTCGGGCAAAAATCGAAAAAACCCAGTATTTATGCGGGTTTGAGAGGGTATGTGAAAAATAAATTTTTTTTTCAACTTTTCACGTAAAAAAATAAAAAAAAAATATATATATTATAAAAGAATAGGAAAAAAAATTTTTTTTTCACGTGTTAGTGATTTTTTGAGTTTTTTAGAGTGATTTGACCCAATTTATTGAAATCCATGATATTTTTTAGGAATATTCGTTAGATTAGGTATAGTAAATGAAAATGAGGCTAAAAGAGGTGATGTAATGTTAGATTTCGTTGAAATAATTTCTTCGTCTTCTAAAACTAGTCAAAGCAGTAAAAAAGGTAAAACCGAAAAACCGGAAGTTATTGATATTTTTCCAGACTTTAAAACGTATGGTTTTCATGACCTTATGATTAAAGGAGGAAAGATGTATGCTTTTTGGAATTCTAAAAAGAACTACTGGGATACTGATATTGGTGAGCTCGGTCGTATTATTGACGAAATGATATACGAACAAGTTGATAAGATACAAAAAGAAAATGAGCTTGCGATAGTTAGACCTAAGTTTTTTAGCACAGAGCGAAGTAATGTTGCTAATAGGTTTCAAAAGTATATAAAGCTACTTCCAGATAACTGGAAACAGCTTGATAATAAAGTTATATTTGCAAATGACAAGGTTAAGAAGACGGACTACGCTACCTTTTCGCTCGATTATTCACTTGAGGATGGATCTATAGAATCCTATGAAGAGCTGGTGAACACTTTGTATGATCCTGCTGAAAGAAGAAAGTTTGAGTGGGCCATTGGAAGTATTATAGCAGGGGATAGCGTTGATATTCAAAAATTCTATGTGTTTTATGGAACCGCAGGTTCTGGTAAGTCGACCATCTTAAACGTTATCGAAACGATATTTGATGGATACTGGAAAAGTTTTAAAAGTGAGGAGCTTGGGAATAGTAACTCATCTTTTAACATGGAGGCATTAAAGGACAACCCTCTTGTTTCAATTGATCACGAGGGAAAGCTTGATAGGATCGATAACAATACTGTACTAAATAGTATAATTTCTCATGATGATTTGATAGTGAATGTCAAGTTTGCTGCAAAGTATCAGATGAAGTTTACCACCACTATGTTTATAGGCAGTAACAATCCTGTTAAGATAACTGATAGCAAGTCGGGACTTATTCGAAGACTCATTGATATTTCGCCAAGCGGGAGACTCCTCCCCTTTTCGAAATACACAGAGCTTATGGAACGAATAGATTTTGAAAAAGGCGCGATAGCCAAGCATTGTCTTGAAGTATATTTAAAGTATGGCAAAAACTATTATGGTAACTACAAGCCCACATCGATGATTTCAGAGACAAATGATATTTATAACTTTGTTTCCGAAATGCTTTGGGAGTGGGAAGAAAGCGATGGTGTGTCACTTGCTAAAGCCTGGAGCGATTATATCAAGTGGTGCGAGGATGCTAAGTGCAGGCCATACATGAAAAGAAACTTTAAGGTTGAGCTTCTTGAGTACTTTGAAGATTTTATTCCAAGGATAGGGACGTCAGTAAATGTCTATAAGGGCATCAAGTTTGATAAGTTCGGATACACCAAACCTGTTGAGGATGAAGAGGTAACATCATGGCTTAATCTAAAAGAAGGAATCCCATCGATATTTGATAAAGACTGCCGCGATTGTTTCGCACAGTATGCCTCAGAAGATGAGATTCCAGAAATGGCCTGGAAGAATGTTACAAGTAAACTTAGCGAACTTGATACGAGTAGACTCCACTATGTTAAAGTTCCTTTAAATCACATAGTAATAGACTTCGATATTAAAAACGAAAAAGGTGAGAAAGATTATATTTTAAACATGAGAGCAGCAAGCAAGTTTCCAAAAACTTATGCCGAACTTTCTAAAGGCGGACAAGGAATACATCTCCATTATATTTATCTTGGCGATGTATCTAAGCTTTCAGCTGTCTATGATGCTGATATAGAAGTAAAGACTTTTAGAGGTGGTGCGAGTTTAAGAAGGAAACTTACGAAATGCAATGATATTCCTATAGCAGGTATAGGAAGCGGACTACCACTAAAGGAGGAGAAGGCCGTGGTGAGTAAGAAAGCCATAGAAAATGAAAGACATCTTATCACGATGGTTAAAAAATGTCTTAATAAAGAATTTCATGGTCATACGGCTCCTGAAATTGACTTTATAAAGCATCTTACGGATCAAGCGTATGCGACAGACAATCTGTCGTATGATATTCGCAGTTTAAAACCAGCTATTGTGTCGTTTGCCATGAATTCAAGCAATCAGGCACAAAAATGTTTTAACATCGTTACCACAATGCATCTTTGTAGCAAGGATGTTGAAGAGAATGAAATTTTATATTCTAAAAAAGTTGGAGACAATGAGTGGAAAGAAGCGCCCATTGTCTTTTTTGATGTCGAGGTATTTCCGAATCTGTTTGTGATTTGTTGGAAAATAATCGGATCAGAAAACGTTAACGTTATGGTTAATCCTTCGCCTAAAGAAGTCGAACAGTTATTTAAGTATAGACTTGTCGGGTTTTATAACCGTGGATATGATAACCACATAATCTATGCAAGAGCGATGGGATATTCTTTAGAGGAGCTTTACAACCTTAGTCAACGACTTGTAGGAGGAAGTAGAAACGCTAAGTTTGCTTCAGCTTATAGCCTTTCGTACACTGATATTTTAGACTACTGTTCTAACAAGAATAAGATGAGTCTTAAGAAGTGGGAAATAAAACTTGGTATATATCATCTTGAAAATGCATATCCTTGGAACAAACCAATCGATAAATCGCATTGGGATGAAATAGTAAACTATTGCAAAAATGATGTAATAGCTACGGAAGCAGTATGGAACGCGACGCAGGACGACTTTACAGCAAGATGTATATTGGCGGAACTTTCAGGGTTAACAGTAAATGACACATCGAATTCACATACGCAGCAATACATATTCGGAGACGATAAGCATCCTCAGTCGCAGTTTAATTGTCCAGACCTTAGAGAAGAATTCCCAGGATACGAATATGTAAATGGTGTAAGTACATATTTGGGAGAGAAAGTATCTGAAGGTGGCTGGGTATTCTTTAAACCTGGAATGTATGCCAAAGTCAAGTGCTTTGATGTTTCCGGCATGCATCCTCATAGTGCTTATAAAATGAAAGTGTTTGGTGATTACTATACAGAAAGATATTATGATCTTGTAAGAGCAAGGACTTATATTAAGCATAAAGAATATGACAAGGTAAGAAAGATGTTTGATGGCAGACTTGCAAAGTATCTTGAAGATGATAAGTCTGCTAAAGCTTTATCGAATGCTTTAAAGACACCAATCAATGCTGTATATGGACTTACGGCAGCAAGCTACGATAACAGATGCAGAGATCCAAGAAATAAAGAAAACATAGTGGCTAAACGTGGCGCACTGTTTATGATAACACTTAAACACAAACTTGATGATATGGGCTATGAAGTAATCCATTGTAAGACAGACTCAATTAAAGTCGTAAATCCTGATGAGAAGGTTGAGAAATTTATATTAGAGTTTGGTAAGAAGTATGGATATGACTTCGAAGTAGAAGATGTATTCGATAGAATTTGTCTTGTTAACGGAAGTACTTTTATAGCTTTAACACCTGATAAAGTTTGGGAAGCAAAAGCAGCTCAGTTTGCGCATCCTTATGTCTTTAAGAGTCTATTCTCTCATGAAGCTATATCCTTTAAAGATCTTTGTGAGACAAAGAGTGTTGACAAAGGCGCTATGTATCTTGATTATAACGAATCGCTCCCGAGCGTTAAAGAACAAGAAAACCAACTTAAGAAAGTTATCAAGGATAACCCGAATGATATTTCGCTTATTGACAAACTTACCGAAGATATAAGAAAAGGTCATGACTATAAGTTTGTTGGTAAGGTTGGACTTTTTACTCCAATAAAAAGTGGAATGGGTGGCGGCCTTCTTATGGTTCGAAAAGATCCAGATGTCGAAAAGTATGACTATGTAACTGGTACGAAAATAAGTAAGACTGTAAAAGATAAGAGCAGAGACGAAGAAGCTTATAGATGGTTCGAAAGTGAACTTATAAAAGCTAATGAACTTGAAGACGATATAGACATGAGATATTTTGATTCACTTGTAGAAGATGCGATAAGTAATATTAGCAAATATGGTGACTTTGATATTTTTGCTAATGGTTCTGATTATGAGTATTTTAGCTATTTGGAACTTCGCGACTCTGAGTATGAGAAGGTACCAGCGTAATAAATGATTTATATTTTTGTGTTATGTGAAACCGATTCGGTTTCTTTTTTTTTTGTCAAAAATGAAAGGAGAATGACATGGTAAAGAATAACATTACAATTAGCAACGCGAGAATTATATTTCGTAACTTTTCAGGAAGAGCTGGACGCTACAATGCAGAAGGTGTTCGTTCTTTTGCAGTTGTTATTGAAGATCATGATTTCGCAAAGAAGCTTTATGATGACGGTTGGAATGTAAAGGAGGGAAAAGAAGATGAAGATGGGAATAAAAGAGATCCGTATCTTCCAGTCGCTGTATCGTTTGATCCGTATCCCCCGAGGATTAAACAGGTTCAAGAAGGAGGCGGAGAAGTTTGGATTGATGAATCGAGTGCTTTCATGCTTGATGATGCCGAAATAGAACATTGTGATATGGTAATACGTCCTTACAACTGGAAGAGAGAGGACGGAAGCTTTGGCGGTGTCAAGGCGTACCTTAAAGATCTTAAAGTTGTAACCAAGCGTGATATTTTCTGTGATTAAAATCGGTGAATACAAATGATGATAGAACTAAGTGATGATCAGATTAAGGCAATAGAAAGGTTACACAACGGTTCTATTTTGTGTGGTAAAGTTGGATCGGGTAAGTCACGTACGTCGATAGGGTATTATATTCGCGACTGTGGTGGTGACTACCCGGTCAATGGTGAAGGAAATTTTAAAGAAATGACAAGACCAAGAAATTGCTATGTTATAACGACTGCTAAAAAAAGAAATAGTAATGACTGGGTTTGGGAGTTTGCTACATTTAGGATATTTATGCAAAGTCCTGAGAATTCTATTTTTAATGTTAAAGTTGTTGTGGATAGTTGGAATAATATCAAAAAGTATCTTGATGTTAAAGATTCATTTTTTATATTTGACGAACAGCGAGTTGTTGGAACAGGAACATGGGCGAAATCATTTATAAAAATAAGCAAGAATAACAGATGGATACTTTTATCTGCAACACCTGGAGATACATGGGATGATTATAGAGCGATATTTATAGCAAATGGTTTCTTTAAGAATAAAACAGAATTTGATCATAAGCATGTTGTTCAAAAAGCATTCGTAAAATATAGAGATGTCGATCATTACGTTAATGAAGAGATACTTTGTAGATATCGAAACCAGATTATGGTAGTGATGAAAGACAGACGAAATACTGTACGCCATGAATTATATTTAGAATGTAATTATGACAAAGAGCTTTATAAAAATGTTTGGCGCTTTAGATGGGATCCGTATGAAAACAAACCAATCGAAGAAACTGGAAAACTTTTCTATCTGATGAGAAGAGTATCTAACGAAGACGAATCTCGAATAACATATGTCGCTGATATTTTAAGACAAAAGAAAAGAGCCATAATATTTTATAATTTCATTTATGAACTTGAAGCGCTTATTGATTTTTTAGAAGCTGAAAAAATTCCATACACTCAGTACAACGGATCTGTACATGAAGATGTTTTAGATGGTGACACTTGGGCTTATCTTGTTCAATATGCTGCCGGAGCTGAAGCATGGAATTGCATAACAACCGATACCATTATATTTTACTCACAAAACTATTCTTACAAAACTACAGAACAAGCTATGGGAAGGATAGATAGAACAAATACACCTTATACTGATTTATATTATTACAAATTAGTTTCGAGGTCACCAATCGATCGGGCTATAAAGAGAACTTTATCTAACAAGAAAGAATTTAACGAGAATAATTTTCTAAGAAAAAGTACAAGTTATTAAAAAATCACTCGTTTTTTGATTCGCATCAAAATCACGCCCTTTAATAGGAGGGATAGAATATCTGATCCTTTATATTTTCTACCCACCTTTGTTAAGGACTCCTTAGCATAAAGGTTTAGAGGACTTTTTGTTCCACTGGCCTTTCCTCTTTTACTTAAGGCTGCTTCGGTAGCCTTATATTTTTTGAAAATGAGATTATTGGATTATGAGAGAAAATAAATTTCAGAGCGATCTTATAAAAGAAATCAAAAAACGATTTCCTGGATGCTTGGTGATGAAACTCGATGCGAGTTATATTCAAGCAATACCAGATCTTTTAATTTTGTACAGAAACAAATGGGCTGTGCTTGAATGTAAACAATCTGAAGCAGCCTTTAGAAAAAGTTTAAAAGATAACCCGAATCAGATGTATTACGTGAACTTGATGGATGGTATGAGCTTTGCCTCATTTATATTTCCAGAGAACAAGGAGGACGTACTTTATGATTTGGCACGATCATTCAAAATTAAGAGGTACTCACGCAGTTCTTAGCCCAAGCAATCATAGTTGGATGCATTACGATGAAGATAAACTTATCAATTTCATTTACAACATGATGGCGAAAGAAAAAGGAACTGAGTTACACGATTTTGCTGAGAAAGCAATAAAGCTTAGAGAACCATTAGCTAACAAAAGACGGACTTTAAACATGTATGTTAACGATGCAATTCGATACGACATGGAACCAGAAAAGTGTGTATGGTACTCTGATTATATTTATGGTTGGGCTGATTCAATCAGTTTCAACATAGAAAAGAAATATTCTAAAACGAAACCACTCCTTAGAATACACGACCTTAAGACCGGTATTGTTAAGGCATCGTTCGAGCAGCTTGATGGATATGCTGCTCTTTTTTGTTTGGAATATGGACATAACCCAAGAGACATATTATTTGAAGAACGGATTTATCAGAATGATGAAGTTCATATCTGTAATCCAACCATTGAAAATATATTACCAATTATGGATCAGATCAAACTCTTTGATCAAGTAATAAGAGACATAAAAATCAAAGAAGGGGTATAAGCAATGGAAGACTATTTAATGCACGAAGGAGTCGGTCATGATGACAACCCGCCTGGAAGAGGGTCAGGAAGATATGGTTGGGGAACTGGAGATTTGGCATATCAGAGATTGAAACCTGGCGATCTTGTTACAACAATAAACAAACTTAAAAGGGAAGGATTGTCAGAAGGTGATATAGCACTTCAGCTCGGTATTACAAGTGTTGATAGAAATGGAAACAAATTTGGTGATACCAAATCTCTTCGCTCTATAAAACAGCTTGCCGTAATGGAAGACAGAGCCGCTCAAAGAGCAAAAGCTCTTGCTATTTATGACAAACACAAAACAAAGAATGGCAAGGTAAATGTTTCCGCATGTGCAAGAGAAATGGGAATGGGAGAATCGTCATTTAGATCTCTTATCAACCCTGCCATACATGAACGTAAGATGGAGCTTCAAAAGACTATTGATAGACTTGAAGAAGCTATGACAAAAACCAAGTACCTTGATCTTTCAAGAGGTACTGCAGCTCAGCTTGAGATCAATGAGAACAAGCTTGACACAGCAATTAAAGCTATGGAGCTTCAAGGCTATCACGTATACACCATAGGCGAAAAACAATTGGGAACAGGTCTTCAGACTAATACAAGAGTTCTTGCTCCTCCTGAAGCCAAATATTCTGATGTCTTTAAAGAAAGAGATCAGATTAAGCCAATAATGGAAAGAGTGATAGATACTGACGGTTCTCTTACATCTCTTAACATCGAAGGGTATTCAGTTGTGAATAGTGATAGAATAAAGATCGTTTACAACGAAGAAGGCGGTGTTAAGAAAGATGGGGTTATAGAAGTTAGACCCGGTGTTCCGGATCTTTCTCTTGGCAATGCACATTATGCTCAGTGTCGAATAGCAGTTGATGCAAATAAAGATGGTGTCGAGGATCATTACCTTAAAGGTATGGTGATCTATGCCGCTCATCCTGAGAAAATGCCTCCAGGTGTCGATATTATTGTAAACAGCAATAAACATCTTGGAACTGCACCTGAAGATGTGTTTAAGAAAATTAAGATGAAGCAGATTGTAGATCCTGAAACAGGTAAGTCTGTAGACAGTGACGAGATAGATAAAGAGAATCCTTTTGGAGCATCTATAAAAAGATCAGATCAGCTTTTAACGACACAAAAGTACTACATAGATCCTAAGACAGGTGAAAAGAAACTCTCAGCCATTAACGTAGTAAACGAAGAGGGCGATTGGGATAGATGGAGTAGAACCATAAGCTCGCAGGCTCTTGGTAAACAGACACCACAGCTTGCTGAAAAGCAACTTAACCTTACATTTGCTGAAAAGAAAGACGAATTCGAAGAGATAAAGTCTCTTACGAATGCAACAATAAAGAAAGAACTTCTTGCTGAGTTTGCGGATAAGTGCGATTCGGCAGCAGTACACCTTAAGGCTACGGGATTACCCGGTCAATCGGCTCATGTTATTCTTCCTCTTGATACAATAAAGGATAATGAGATCTATGCACCGGGATATGAAAATGGTACACGGGTGGCTCTTATAAGATACCCCCATGCAGGTAGATTTGAGATACCCGAGCTTACTGTTAACAACAATTCCCGGATAGCGAAGCAGATAATAGGGGCTCAGGGGTCTGATGCGGTGGGGATTACACCTAAGACTGCGTCTCTCTTATCGGGGGCGGACTTCGATGGAGATACCGTAGCTGTCATACCTATGAAGGATCCGCATGGGAATACTATATCTGATATAAAAACATCTAATACTATAAGAAACAAAGACTTGCTTAAGGAGATAATGGAGTTCGAGCCTAAGGAATCCTTCCCAGGATACCCAGGAATGAAAGTTATGTCTGAAGAAGATAAGCAAAAAAAAATGGGAGAAGTTTCTAATCTTATCACGGATATGACTGTTCAAGGTGCACCTATAGAAGACATTATCAGAGTTGATAAATTATCTATGGTAGTAATAGACGCCGTAAAACACAAGCTCGACTATAAAAGAGCATTCGCAGAGTTAGATATTAAGTCGCTTAAAGAGCAGTATCAGAGGCAACCAGATGGTACCTCAGGTGCTGCTACTTTACTTTCAAGGTCTAAGTCTGAATCAAGAGTACCGCTTAGAAAACAATGGTATGCGTCTAAGAACAACATTGATCCTGAAACAGGTGAAAAGATAGAACGTGAGAACTATAAGTACTCTACATGGACAGATAAGAACACAGGTGAACTTAAAGAGCGTTCCACAAAGAGTACTAAGATGTATGAAGCTAAAGATGCACGTGAACTTCTTTCAGGTCCTGATCACAAAGGAACTCCAATGGAAAGGTTGTATGCTGATTACGCTAATAACTTAAAGCACATGGCAAATGAAGCAAGACTCGCTTGGCTTGATGCTGAGAAAGAAGAGCTTTCGCGTAATTCTTCAGCTGCTAAAGCTTATTCGAAAGAAGTCGATTCACTTAATTACAAACTCCTTATGGCTCAAAAGAATCAGCCAATGGAAAGACAAGCTCAACGAATGGCTTCGGTTATAGTGGAAGCACGTAAGCAAGATGCACCAAACGTTGACAAGGAAACATTAAAGAAATGGAAAGCTCAGGCACTTGCTGCCG